AAGCGGCAGGATTCCGTCTCTTGCCGTGGGCTACTCGAGTAGGCTGAGGGAAAACACCATACAATGCCCTCAACTGCGGCATGGCAATAATCAATGCCCTTTCCACTAAGGCGCTCTCTGTCAGACGGTCAGAGGTCGCTTTAATCTCCATCAAATCATTCTTCACACTTGCCGGAACGTAACCGACAACCTGCATACGCGATTTAGTCGCCAAAGGACTCACCCCCTTTCCTGCACAGTACATTTGCATGGCTCAAAGTATGGCACCATGCCCTACTTCCTGTCAAGCATCTTAGACATCCCTCTCTAGTAGGGGGCCTACGTAAGACAAAATAATTGATGGTCAACTAGGAATACCCCTTGACTGTTAGGGCATGATATGGCATAGTAGGGCATAACAGGAGGAAGCAGATGGCCACCAAATTGGCGCAAATCGTTGCCTACGTTAGTCCAGCCACGAAAGAGCGAATCAAGAAAGAAGTAGAGAAAGAGAAGGATAGCCGCATCACCATCAGTTCATACGTCGATACCGTCCTCCGCAAGCATTTCAAGAAGTCAACCTAGGAGGTGTCCCATGTCTGACTTTCAGTTAGGCATCCTATTAGGTGGTCCTGTCTGGTTCGCTGGTCTCGCATTCTTTAGTTACGTCATGTTCACCGGCATGGTGAGAAGGGGGAAGCCATGAAGATAGCAGTGGCCATTATAGCTTCGATGATTGGGGCTGCGATTGCTTCGGCATTTGGCATTGGATGGTATCAGGCAGCACCCATTTCATTCTTTCACTCAATCGCTGGCATTTCGCTTTATATGGCCATTGATGACTGGAATAGGAGGGATGTCATATGACCGATTACGCCACCGATAAGCGCACCAAGTGGATTCAGGAATGTCAGGAAATGTCCTGGGTGGAAGTGATCGAGGCTAAGGATTTCCTCTACATTCTGATTCTGCTCAATTTGATCTTGGCGATCCTGATACTGGCATGAAGCTCATCAAGCTACGAAAAGAGCAGCCGGTATTGTTTCAGTTCCTTAGTGCCCATGCGCCATGCGGCTTCTACGTGAAACGCAAGGTCGCTGGCTACTCCTATTACTACCAGCTTCGCCTCAAGACCTGTCAGCAATCCTGGTACACCCCTGCAACGGTAGTCGCTGAAATCTTCGACAACAGAATAGTGGTGAACCAGCCTCAGTACCTCTCTGATGTGCAGGACATGGTGCGTAAGTTTGAGGAGATGGGCGGTGGTGAAGTGACCATTGAATATCAGGATGACCATTGAGACACGGTTGGTGCTTATCCGCTGAAAGCACCTCGCTGTCCGACAGCAGCGATCAGGAGAGGTCACGGCTTCTTAGTGTTACCTCACCCGGTCCATTAAGGAGCCGTACCTTCTATGAGGTGTCGCTATGAGTGTGTGGGAACCCAGCATACGAGTCATTACTGGCTATCAGGGGAGCGAGCAACGCGGCATCGTGCTTGAGCCGATGGAAGATTTCCCAGAGACATGGAGAGAAGTGCGTTACATCCCGAACGAACCGGAAGCCTTCTTCATGCAGATTCAGCGTGTGAAGCAGTGAGTCATAAGCCTGTTACTGACCGCAAATACAGACAAGCAAGACGGCGTAGTGCTCGTAAGAATGCCATGAATAAGTTAGCCAGAAACGTGTGGAAGAAGTTGGAGGTGAAGAAGCCATGAAGTGGACCACTGAGAAGCCGACTGAGCCTGGATGGTACTGGTGGCAGCATGTACCAGCGTCACCCTATCAAGAACTGAGTAGACCTATTGTTGGACTTGTTGGGATGGATGCAATTTTCCACAACCACCGATACAGAAAAGCCATGGTTGATATGCCATCTGGCAAATGGGCTGGACCGCTCCAGCTACCGGAGGAAGCATGACACCATTACAGACCTATTACTTCAAAGACCGTGTTGCTCAGATATGGCCATCACCGCACCTCTGCCGCTGTAAGACCATGCATGTCATGTTCTACAACGTAGGCGGCATTACCTACTGCCCGAACTGTATCAAGGAGGAGGACCATGAGCGGGTTATACAAAGCTAGATTGCTGGTCATTTTACTACTCCTCGGCTGGGTCCTATCAATTTTATACGTTGTGTTTTTCATGGGGGTGCGCTGATGCCAGCAACGGGATCAAAACGAACCTGTTGGGATGAACGCCTCTATCCTGCCATGCAGAAGTTCGCTGAGAGAACCCATGCGGAAATGTTTGCTGAGGCTCGCCGGCCAGTGGATTCACTGACCCCTGAGCATGTGGAGTGGTTGCGTCAGCAGATGGTGATACAGAACAGACTGTACCGAGAGATTAAGTCACACCATGACGACGACAGAGGATGATGACTGGCACGAACCAGGCTGTGACTGCGATGACTGTCGGGAGTGGTTTAAGGAGCGTGAAAATGAATGGGCAGAACATGACTCCAGAGAAAAAGACGTATGAACTCAAGAAGCTCGTATGCATGAACCCTGACTTATGCGACGAGGAGCACAACCTGTGCGGCAATGAGGACCATCATTATGGCTGCGAGTGCGATCAATGCCTTAACTACTACTACAGGAAGTTGAAATGAAGAAGCCATACGTCCTCAAGCGTATGCACTGGGAAGGCGATGCTGAGACCTTAGCCCGTCTCCAGTGGCTCATGGACTGGAATCTACGAGTCGAGAGCGAACTTGTGCAAGCCCTACAGAAGTCAGGAAGTTATGGCAATCATGGAGGACAAAGCAATGGAAGAAGCGGAAGTCAAGAACAAGCTCCAAGAGATTCTGAGCGGCATCCAGCGAAAGCTGAAGGCACCAAAGAGTCAATTCAATAGCTTCGGGAATTATCACTACCGAAACTGTGAGGACATTATTGAGGCTGTCAAGCCTCTCCTGCCAGATGGTGCTTATGTTGTCGTTAGAGATTCAATCGAAATGATCGGGTCCAGATACTATGTGAAAGCTGATGCATCACTGAACTATGGCGGCATTGCGATTGGTAGTAGTGGATACGCTAGAGAGCCGGAATCACGAAAGGGCATGGATGAGAGCCAGATTACTGGGTCTACCTCGTCCTATGCGAGGAAATACGCACTTGATGGCCTCTTCCTGATTGACGACACGAAGGACGCTGACAGCAAGGACAATAGGACAATTGTACGAACCGTACAAAAGCCAGAGAACGGACCTGTAACGCAGCTGCCTCCTGCTGCCGTTGCCCCTCCACAAGCACAGGATAACTCTGGCCCCTATATCGTCAAGATTGGCCGGCAGAAGAATGAGCCTGTGAATGCGCTCTCTAATGAGAACTTAGCCTGGGTGCTCAATTACTACCTAGATAAGATTCTAGATATGCCTAACAGCAAGTTCAGGGAGGAGTGGGAAGAGGCAGTGCTGGCCCTGCAAGCTGAGAAGGATGAGCGCACTGATTATAACCGTGAGGCTGAAGCGCAGTGAAAAAGGTTGGCAGTCTGTTCAGTGGTATTGGTGGCTTTGACTTAGGACTAGAAAATGCCGGATTTAAGATTGCATGGCAGGTGGAAATAGATGAGTACGCCAGTCGAGTGCTCGCCAAGCATTGGCCTCACATTCCCAGATACAGAGATATCAGAAACTGTGATTGGGAACATATGCGGCCAGTTGACGTTCTTTGTGGAGGCTTTCCCTGCCAAGACCTGTCATTTGCCGGCCGCAGAGCAGGAATTGACGGAGAACGGTCAGGATTATGGTCCGAATACGTCAGGGCCATTCGCACACTTCGACCCCACTACATCATTGTGGAAAACGTACCAGGGCTCCTTACTAACGCTTACATGGGACGAGTTCTCGGAGACTTGGCCGAGAGCGGGTACGATGCGGAATGGGATTGCCTACCAGCAAGTGCCTTTGGTGCCCATCACAGGAGAGACCGGGTGTGGATTGTGGCCTACCCCAAGGGCAGCCGATGCGAAGGGGACGAAATCCTTTCGCCTGACTCAGGAAGTATTAGAGCGAGGGTTTACGCACAATCTATCAGAAGCGGTGGTTTTCAGAAGTGGGAAGGATGGGCGACTGAATCCAGAATTTGTAGAGTGGCTGATGGGATACCCAACAGGACACACCGCCTTAAAGCCCTCGGCAACGCCATCGTCCCGCAAATCGCGGAAGCGTTAGGACGCATGATCTTAGAAGCAGAGAAGGAGGCTCTATGCGATGCCCCAAATGTAGTGGCTTAATTGTCCTGAATCACGATGAGTGGCTCTGCCTGAACTGCTCGTATCGGCCGGCGAATGATATACGGCCGGTCTTTCGTGAGCGGCTTCGTTGTTACTACTGCAATAGGCAACCACCTGACCTTGAGCGTAGCAACCTCGCCTGTAGTCCCTGCTTAGAGAAGCAAGCCAACTACAAGCGCAAGAAATTGGTGGGGGTGGTGGATTAAATGCCCAAGCCTCACACCAAAGAAAGCCTACTCAGTTTGATTGAACCAGTTACTGAGTCTGGTTGCTGGATATGGATGGGCCAAGTTACAGAACAAGGATATGGGCTTGTTAGATATGGCGGCAAGCGTACAGTAGCCCACCGCGTCATCTACATCATTCTTGGCGGTCATATCCCGCAAGACTATACGCTAGATCATCTCTGCCGAGTCCGCTGCTGTGTCAACCCCGCACATTTAGAGCCAGTCACATTTGCCGAAAATGTACTGCGAGGCATGGGACCGACTGCGATTAACGGACGCAAGCTGTATTGCAACAATGGGCATTTATTTAATGAGGACAACACACACCTGACTAAATCTGGTGGCAGGGTCTGCCGTGTTTGTGAACGTGAGGAGTATTGGCAAATCAGGGATGCGGTGTTGCTCCAACGTAAGGACTACTACATGCGAAACAGAGAGAAGGTGAAAGCGAGAGTGCGGCGATATAGGGAGCGGTTACGAGCGAGGCAAACCACATGATTACCTTCAAGCTCTATTCAAATTTACCCTCTGGAAAGAATGCGGTGAAGATAACCCGCACCGGACACCGTTACCCAGACAAGCGATTCAAGCTGTGGCGAGATGAGGCGCTGCTACAAATCAATAAGCAACGCTACGCAAGCGGCAACACTGAAACCATTACCTATAAATGCGGGTTGGTGGTCGATTACACGCCGGGAGACCGCATTATCAGGGATGTGCCAGGACTCTTGGATGCGTTATGCCATGTACTCGAGAAGGCTGGGGTTGTAAAGAGTGACGGCCTAATCCGAGACTGCAAATGGCATGAGTTCCCCATCGACCGTGAGCATCCTATGGCGGTGGTGACGATTAGGAGACTGACATGAAAATTCTGCTGCTTGCAGTTTTGTTCCTGTCTGCTTGCGACCATCCGACGCAAAAGGACTATGACGCAATGGATGGTGAAGCCGTTGTTAGAAGCCTGATGTATGTGAAAGACCCGAAAACAGGTAATTGCTTTGCGTATCTGCACTATCAACTTTCTTATTATCACGACAGCCTAACGTGGGTGCCGTGCCCTTGAAACCGTACTATGAGGACCGCGAAGTGGTCATTTACAACGGTGACGCTAGGGACATTCTGCCAACTCTCCAGTACGACATGATTTGCACCGATCCTGTATGGCCAAACGCAGACCCTAAGTTATTTGGCTGTGATGACCCGATGAAGATGCTGAACCAAGTGCTATCCCTTGCCACCTGTCCGCGGCTTGCCATCCATTTAGGCTGTGACTCAGACCCGCGATTCCTGCAAGCCGTACCTGAGTCATTCAAGTTCTTCCGCGTGGTCTCACTAGAACTGGCTCGAGTTGGATATAAAGGCCGGCTGCTAATGACCGGCGATATAGCCTATCTGTTCGGACCGCCACCGCCTTCCATACCAGGGCAACACGTTATCCCCGGTCGCTGTATTGACCCTGACGCATTCGGCAAACAGACAGACCATCCATGCCCAAGGAAATACGGTCATGTGAAGTGGTTGGTGAAATGGTGGTCACAGCTGGAGGATGTGATATTGGACCCGTTTATGGGGTCTGGAACCACGCTGCTGGCTGCCAAGAATAGCGGCCGTAAGGCTATTGGTATCGAAGTTGAGGAAGCATACTGCGAGATGACGGCCAACCGTCTACAGCAAGAGGTTTTACCTATATGACCGCTAACGCCTTTGTCTATCTGATGATGACGCTCAATGCCTGTGCCTCCATTGCCTATGTGTGGCAGGGGGACTGGGTGAAAGCGCTGTATTGGGCCTGTGCCTTTGGATTGAACTTCTGCGTGGTCCAGATGAGGGGATGAATGGCTAAATTGCCTTATATGCAGTTCTACCCAGCCGATTACCTACGGGATACCCGATGCCTGTCACTAGCGGCTCGAGGGGTCTGGATGGACATACTCTGTGCCCTCTGGAATGCCAAGAAACGGGGACGCCGAACACTCAGCTTAGAGGGGTGGGCTGGTGAGATTGGCAAGCCCTCAGCGGATGTCAGTTTGTACCTCTACGAACTTGAGTTGAAAGAAATTGGAAAGATTTTTCGCAAAAATGATGATGAAATCACCATCACTTCGCCTCGCATGATCCGCGATGAACGTGCAAGAAAGTGGAACGCGAAACGTAAGCAAGAACAACGAGATAAGCATTTGTCCCAAGAATGTCCCGCAAATGTCTCAGTCTTGTCGCATCAAAGTCACAGGGATATATCAGAATCAGAGTCAGAATCAGAGACAGAGTTAAGAGAAGAGAAGAAGAAGAGCGGAGCGCCGTCGCGCCGACTCAGCGATGAGGAGTTTTTAGTCAAGTTGAGAGAGAGCCCAGCCTACAAACACTGTGACGTTGACCAGGAGTTAGCGAAGATGGACACCTGGCTACTGACTAAACCAGGCAGACAGAAAACCAGGCGGTTCATCGTGCAATGGCTGAACAAGATTGACAAGCCTCTGCCGACCAACGGCTATCGACCTCCAGCAATCCGTAAGCCTGTGATTATCGAACAGCCTCAGCAGCCCAGTATTGGCAAGGATGAAGCGAGCAGCATTCTCAAGCGATTAGGCATGACCAGCGTGGGGGAATTATGAACTGGACAAGAGACAGGCCGACGAAGACTGGTTGGTATTGGTGGCGTGATCCTGAATACCGTGAGAATTTGCCTGAAGTCTGTAAGGTGTATCGGGATAGATTTGAAGCCATTTTGCGTATCACATGGAATGATTCAAGCGGTGCCGATTATCCCGTCACTGATTATGACGGCGAATGGGCTGGACCGCTAGAACCACCAGCATGAACGCCCCACCCCTCACCGCGTATATTATTCAGCACTGTGTGGTGTGTAAGAACGCCGCAGTACGAGTGCCAGTCAATGCCACCATGAGCCGGCCAATCTGCAAGTGGTGCGAAGCGAAGGAGGAGAGTGATGAAGCGCACACAAGCCGAACGACAGTTCAGAATCTTTCTTAGAGCAGCCCTCAAGGGCAAGCAATCCGTGGATGCTGAACGCTTGCTCGATGTGGTGCTCGCCCAGGCGAAGGAGGGACGCGATGGTGTTGAGTGATGAAGAATTTAAGGACAAACTTGTATCAGCAATGGGGCTGAAAGATACCGCTGTTTATCGCCAAGAACTTATCGCCTCACACCGCGCCCTGCACAGCCAGGTGAGGGAGTTGGAGAAGGCGGTTGATTTTCACACATGCAGCCAATCCTGTACGCAGGATGAACTTCACGCAGCCCAGGCCAGAATCACGGCGCTCTCGCATGAGAATGCTGAGTTGACTGCGAGGACTAGTCAACTGGAGGCTGAACGAGATGCAGCGAAGGCTATTGCGGATAAGTATGACCTAATGGGTATTGAGTGGGATGAGGAAGAGTTTCAGGAACGCGGTAAGCGCATCACGCAGTTGGAAGGGGCGCTGAAGCCATTTGTTGATACCTACCGTGTTATGTACAACGTCGATCAGATTTATCCTACGAGCCATGAGGATCAACTGCGATTAGAGCAAGAGTTGTTGAGTGCATTTATGAAAGCCCAGCACGCCCTGACGCCTGGAGTCTATAAGGAATGGTGCCGTGACCCGAAGCTGTGCCAGGACAAGGGCACGTGCCCGAAGGACCCGACCTGTGCGGATTAGCCATGAAAACTAAGTATCAGCCTCATCGGTATCGAGTAGACGCTGACGGACGCTGCACCAACTGCGGATTGGCCTTGGAGTTGTTGAGTGAGACCTTTGAACAGCATACTTGTCCACCAGGATTTGAGAAAAACCAGCCAAAGTCGCGTGTCAAGTCCTAACTCCGTAATATCTGTCCCCTAAGCATTATATTTCTCTAATCTTCAATAATAACACTTGACAATTTCCCCAGAAACCTGTTTGCAAGCACTTGAGCATCATTCTGTTCTGAGCAACTAGCGAAGAACAGCCTAGCTGAAAGCGTTATCCCTGATGGGTTGTGTAGTCTGTAACAAGAAGCTCAGTACAGAGAACAACAGCGGCTATTGCAAGACGCATTGGTATAAGAGCTTCATTCACTCGAAATACAACAACGGTTCCAGGGGGCAAGTGAATACCAAAGCCGCTCTACGAGGACTACAACGGCTGAAGGAGCTGGGATTGTGAGTGCTGCTTTATTCATCGTCTTTATCTTCATCATCGGTGCGATTGTCCTCGATTCCTACTTCAATGCCAACTGAGCTAATGCCTAAAGAAGATAAGGCTGTTAGTAAGCGTATTGATGTCGCTAAGGCATTGAAGTTAAGAGTACAAGGCAATACCTACGAAGAGATTGCTGCTGTATTCGGAGTAACAGCTCAAGGCGTTTATCAGGCGCTTAATAAGTTTGAACAGTTCTTAACTGAAGCAGGACAGCCAGGATTACTGCAAGCATTTCAAGACAATAGGTCCTCACTCCTGAATGCGATGGAGATGAGGATGATGCGGTCCTTAGTTGACGAAGATGCGATTTCAAAAGCCTCTTTGAATAACCGAGCTTACGCATTTGAGAAGATCCACCAGGCTCGACGTCTTGAAGAGGGCAAATCTACAGAGAATGTGAGTGTTCTGGGCAAGCTCATCCTGTCGGCAGAGGATAACCTAGGGAATACTAAGGGCAAAGCCTCTGACTCGTCTCCTGATAGCAAGTGACCAATAGCTAGGGTCATTCGCTCTACTCATACGCATCTCATTGATAGATAAGCAAAGCCAGTGGATAGTATGCGCTACACTGTCCCGATGGGGTTGAGCGGCCTGGTGATCGGACTAGGGCCAGCGGGTCCCCTTTCCCGGTCAGGATTTGGCCGGCTACGGGGGGAAATCCATTCGCTGGAGCTAGAGCAGGTCATGCGGAGAAGTTTTGCTACCTAAAATTTCTCACTTAGCTAAAAGGACTTTATGGACTCTTGGGTACTGATATTCATTGCTGGGATGCTTGTAGGGTTCGTTATCGACCATTTAGCCCTTAGGTCAGTGCTTAATAAGTACGATAGGATTCGAAGGCCCTAAAATTTCTTCCTCACTAAAAAGGTTTTAAGTATGAGTTGGCTAGATTTCGGTATCAGTGCGGGAGTGTTCTGGTACGTCTGGGGACTCTATGGCTTCCTGTGGGGCCTGTGCTACGGCATGTTCTGGGAGTTCTGGGCTGGCTATCGGCTTGCGGCGTACTTACTAACATGAGCCTCTGGGACCGTCATTCCACTCAGCGATGTGACCCGTTGTCGTGCTGGTACTGCCTGCATGACTGGCACGCTACGCATGTAACGCTGACACCCCATGACAAGTGGCTCGAGGAGGTTCATTTAAGCATTGGCAGGAAAGAGATTGAGCGTATACGCAAGAATCCACCCACGAAGGCCCCTAATAGCCCCGTAGAGCCTTTATCTGAAGGAGAATGACCTAATGCCCTTGTCTGAGGCTGAAATACTTAAATATGCACCTTCCTTCCCGAATCAGGCCATTCCAATCATTCTTCGTGGTGTCGCTAACGGTGAAATCTCTATTGAACGTGCCCAATCGCTCCTGATGGAGATTGTGGATAACCTCGAGAATACGGCATGGGAAGCGGCAATGGGGGAGGACATCTAGTGGTTAGGCCGGCCAGGGTAAGCGATTTAATGACCATTCACATCAGTTTCTACCCCGCTATTCGTATAGACAAGCCATTAACGCTGACTTCAGAGCAATTCTTCCATTTACGCGACCTCTACGACGCCGAATGGCGTCTGCGCGGCTTTGAAAGGAGTCCCTAATGCTTATCTTCCTGGTGTTTCTGCTTATCACCGCCTGTGCCGGTCCCCAAATGCCAATAGAGCCATTCCGCTGCTTTGACGCCTTCGGCAAGGAAGTCCCTTGTGTGGAGGAGATGGACTGCCATGAGGAGCCGAAGGGGAAAGAATTATGATGGGACGGTACGGCGGCATGGTGAAAGAAATAGAGGCGTTGGTGAGGGCGTTGAAGGCGAGCGGGGAGCTAGACCGCATTCTGAATGAGCACCCCACCGAGACCTGGCGTGATGTGACGGGGGAGATGGATGGGCCGCACAGTGATGGCAAGCGGGAGTATTGGGACCATGCGAGCATTTGGGGGCATGTCATAAGCCTTGCCGGTAACTCACCATACCGCCTCCGCAAGGTGCATGTGTATCGAGATGGCAGGGAACGGTTTGAGGGTGACGCCATGATTCACATGCACGCCTTCATCATTGAGAAAAGGGACGCATGAGTACCTACGTCATAGCCGAAATCGGGATTAATCATAACGGGTCGCTAGACCTAGCCAAGAGGTTAATAGATGCCGCGAAAGAAGCGGGGTGTGATGCCGTCAAGTTCCAGAAACGAACCGTTGAGAAAGTCTACACCGAAAAAGAACTCAACACTCCTAGGGAAAGTCCTTTCGGACGAAGCAATGGCGATCTCAAACGAGGTTTGGAATTTGGAGCAGAGGCGTATAGCGAAATCAATGAGTTTTGTAAAGGGGTTGGTATTGAATGGAGCGCGTCATGCTGGGACAGTGATTCCGTGGCGTTCATATCCCAGTTCAATCCCCCCTGGCTCAAAATCCCCTCAGCGCTGATTACCAACCTTGCGCTTGTTGCTGCCTATGTCAAAACTGGCATACCGCTGATTATCAGCACGGGCATGTCTACGTGGGATGAGATTGACAAGTGCATGTTCTACGCAACTAAGGTGCATTCTATTCTCCACTGCCACTCTAGCTACCCCTCCCCCCTCGAGGAAATCAACTTAGCCTGTATTACCAGCTTTAAGGAACGCTATCCCGGCGTGAAAGTCGGCTATTCCTCCCATACCGTATCACCTTGGCCCTGCTTAATGGCTGTGGTCTACGGAGCTGAAGTGGTGGAGGCGCATTTAACCTTAGACAGAACCATGTTCGGCAGCGATCAAGCTGCCAGTCTGGAGCCCAATGCGTTCAAAAAACTCGTTCAAGAAATCAGAACTTGGGAAAAATGTAAGGGTGACGGTGAAAAAAAGTGCTGGCCGAGCGAGGAAGCGGCGAAGGCCAAACTCAGGCGGTAGCTTCTTTAATTATTGGCCACTACTGCCCTTTATTGCCACATGAGAACCATCTATCTCAACGGCGAATGGATACGATGAGACTACAGCGAATACTCGCAAAAATCAAAATTGACTGGAATGGTTGCTGGGAGTGGACCGGCTCAAAGAATCAATACGGCTATCCTCGCTATGGATTCACAGAGAACGGCAAGAACAGGTGGCTACGCATTCATAGGCTAATGTACTCACTCTTCCGTGGTCCGTTGACCGAGGAACTTGCCGTCTGCCACCACTGCGACAATCCTTCCTGTGTTCGGCCGAGTCATTTATTTGCTGGAACGCAAGCCGACAATGTAGCCGACATGCAGCGGAAGGGCCGCGCTGTCACGGATTGGCCACAGAATAACAAGCATAGAATGCTGCGGGGATCTGAGCAGCCACGATCAAAGCTAACGGAACGCCAAGTAATAGACATTCGCGGGATATATAAAGTGAGCGGTGGGGAGAACGGTATTCAGGCAAAGCTGGCAAAGTATTACGGTGTATCACCGCAGACAATTAACGGCATAGTCAAGGGCCGGGAATGGAGGCACGTTCAGTGAGAACTGTCTACATGGATGGCGAGTGGATTGCTGAAGCTGATGCGAAAATATCAATCTACTCGCTCGATGTCATGCAAGGGGTGGCTTGTTTCGAGATGACCCGCAGTTTCTCTCACCAACATTTCCGCTTAGACGAACATATTAGCCGCTTACGTGAGTCCATGAAGTTGTTGGGCATTACAGACCCATTACCAGGCAAATGGGGATGGCATGACGTAGTGCGGGAACTGACTGATAGAAACCCGATGGGGATTGAGGATGAATACCGATTGCTTTTGGTGGCTAGCCCTGGCTGTGCCGAGATGTACCATAATATCGAAGGCACCATTACGCATTCTTACGCCTACGCAGCAACGTTTCCCCTGCGGTACACCGTATCCGGCCTATCTCACTACTTTGACGATGGGGTTAAATTAGTCATTAGCCCAGTTCGGCAGGTGCCTTCCCTCTCAGTTCCAGCTCGAGCCAAGCACCGTAGCCGTTTACACTTCCACTTAGCCCAGCAGAAAGCCGCTCCCGATTGGGCATTGATGCTTACCTATGACGACAAGGTAGCGGAGTGTCCCGGTGCCAATATCTGCGCCTTAGTAGACGATGAGCACTTGATTTGCACCACTGACGAAGCGTTACCAGGCATTTCCCAGCGCATGGTCGCTGATTTAGCTGAAGAGGAAGGCTTGCACGTCATGTGGGATGAATTGAGCGTGAGAGACTTGATTAATGCGGAAGAGATTTGGCTAACCGCTACGCCTTTTTGCGCGTTTTACGTTTCGCATATTGAAGGCCGGCCGATTGGCTCAGGCATGGGCTTAGTGCCCCCGATGTATGAAAAGATTATGGACCGCTGGTCTGAGCGTGTCGCGTGTGACATCAGGGGTCAAATGGGGGCATGGGATGCTGTCAGGACTAGCACAACTTAATTTGGAGCTCACTTCACGCTGCGATAAGACGCACCTGTGCCCCATGTGCGGCCATCAGAATCCTGATGTGAACCCTATTACCTACGGAGATATGGATTATGGGCTCCTTGAAAAAATCCGTGTTCAAGTCCCTACTGGAATCGTTATCAGCTTCCATAGAGACGGAGAGCCAACAGCATATCCACGACTTCAAGACGCATTGTCGCTCTTTGATGGGTTCATTACGTCTCTTGTCACGCACGGGCTTAATCTCGAAAGAGTCGCTGACGCAATTATTGGAAGATGTACAAGACTTACAGTTTCAGTGTTTAGAGGAGATAAAGACGCAGAGGCCCAACTTAAAGCTATTAAGGGATTCCTGGCTGCGAAAGGCGAAAGACTGCCAGTTGTCCAAATCAAAATCGTTGGCGACATGCTCCAAGACGGCATTGAAGAGTACGAAGCGTTAGGCGTGCGGGTGATACGGAGGCTCATTCATGTCCCGATTGATAACAGCAAGTATGCTCATCGCGCTCCGGTGGTGCCAGAAGTTGGAATCTGCCTTGACGCGTTGCATCGTCCAACGATTGCTCAAGACGGGCGTATGTATCTTTGTAACCGGCTCGATGCTAAAGGACATGGATACATCGGAGACGCTAACACAGAAACACTCGAAGCCATATGGAACGGACCGACACGGCAACGCATGATTGAAGCGCATAAGGCGGGACGTAGGGACTTAGCCAATCCGTTATGTGCAACCTGTAAAGCGTGGGGAGTGCCAAGCGCATGAGAGACAGAGCGAAGGCATTGGCTAGAAAGAAGCGGTACAGAGAACGGCATAAAGAGAAAATACGCCTTGAGAAGCAGGCCTATTACAAGAAAACAAGAGAAGCGTACCAGAAGCGTCACAAGTCATGGTGCGAGCAAAACAGGGAACGCAGAAAAATTACAATCTCTATTTGCGTAGCCAAGCGTCGGGCCAAAATGGCCGGGACTTATATAACCATGGCTCAAGTCAAGGAACTACTGAAGAGGCATAAGGGCAAGTGCTATTGGTGCGGGAAGAGATACGGAAGCGACTACCATCTTGACCATGTGCATCCGCTATCAAAGGGCGGTGAGCATTCGATTGAGAATCTATGCGTAGCCTGCCCTGACTGTAACCGGAGGAAGTGTGCAAAGACCCCATTGGAGTTTGCTGGGAGGCTGTTATGAAAGTCGTTGCCATCCTTCAGCAGCGCATGGGCTCCAAACGCTTACCTGGTAAGGCTTTGCTGCCGTTAGCTGGTAAGCCCATGACCGAGAACATTATTGAGCGAGTCAAAAGGGCCAAGCGGTTAGATCATGTGGTGCTCGCCGTACCACCGCAGGACGAGAATGCGTTTGCCTGGATGCCATGCCGTGTTCATGCGCCGTTAGTGGATGAGAATGATTTAGTAGCGCGGTATCTGACCGTAGCTGAACGCTGCCACGCTGACATTGTGGTGAGGGTGCCGTGTGATAACCCGTGCATTCAGTCTGAATTTATAGACCAAGCCGTTGAGGCATACCTCACCTGTGATGTCACATTCTACTCAAATACGACTGCCAAGGTTGGGAAAATGTACGTGGACGGTGTTGGGGCAGAGGTGTTTAGCGTAAGTCGGCTAAAGATTCTTGACTATGAAACAAGGAACCGTGAGTGCTACCGCGATGCTATCTACCGCGAGCATCCACATAGGTATTTTAATTACATCCTTCCGAAAGCCGATATACGCCTCGATGTAAACACTCAAGAGGATTACGACTTCATCAACGGCATCTACGAGATGTTTGGGCATAACAATTTCCATGTGAATGACGTTGTAGCCTATCTGGAGTCCAAGAATTGAAAGTCCACATAAACGATGGCTGGTCAATGTGGCAGTACGAAGTTTACTTGTATCGTGAAGTTGAAGGGATCGGCTCGTATTTCCAGCAGCCTGACGGGACCGAAATACTCATCAAACATAGCCAAATGATTAGCGGTATCAAGCCGACATTTCTCATTGACCGTGATACTGCCCCGCGCCTAGTTGAGGCGCTACAAAAAGTTGGCGTGCAGCCAAAGGAACTGACGAAGATTGAGGGCCAATATGAGGCGCAAGGCAAGCACCTCACTGACCTTCAGTCTATTCTTCGTAAGCAAGGCGTGATGTAATGGCCCTCTCCCAAGAACAGCGCATGATTAAGAAAATAATGGAGTGGCAATTCTCGCCACTGACATTCGTGCGCGAAGTGTTCAAAGAGGAGCCGACATTTCAGCAGGAAGCGGCGTTAAAGGATTGGGGGCTACTCATACGGGCGAAGGTCAAGAGTGCGAAGGGAACGCCACTAGAGGAAGAGGAAAAGCCCTATAAAGACAAAATGGGCATGAGTATTCAGAGCGGTCACGATTCAGGCAAGTCCCACTTTGCCGCCTGGATCGGGATGCATACGCTCTTTTGCTTCCCCCATTCTAAAACCCGCGTCACCGCTCCAGCGGGTCCACAGATTGAGTCGGTTCTTTGGCCTGAGTTTCACAAAATTTGGCGCGGCTGCGAAATGCTCAAGACCAACATTGAGCATCGGGCGACCAAAATCTACATGAAAGAAGGCGGGGGCTCTGAGTGGTTCATTGAACCGCGCACGATTCAGAAGAATAGCAGCCCTGAGGAGCAAGCTGAAGTCTTAGGCGGTCTCCATGAACGCTATGTCACCATCATCGTAGACGAGGCGTCAGGTGTACCGGATGCCGTATTCAAGCCGCTGGAAGGCGGTTTAGGCGGTGTCTGCAACCTTATTCTGATGATATTCAACCCGACCCGCTCTCATGGCTTTGCAATCGAGTCACAATCAAAGTTCCGTAAATACTGGGCCTGCCACCACTGGGATTGCGAGGAATTAGCCAAAACACGGCCGGTATTCGCTCCTAACATGGAAGCCGATCATGCGCGATTGGCTGAGAAGTACGGGAAGGAATCGAACTTCTACCGTATCCGTGTCAAGGGCTTACCACCGTTAGCGGCCCCTGATGTCTTGATACCGTGGGATTGGGCCTATGATGCCATGCATAGGGAAGGCGAAATTGACCCCTTGGAGCCGCTGACCATTGGCGTAGACGTAGGTGGGCAGGGGGATGATAAGACCGTGATTATTCCAGGCAGGGGCCATGTGATTATTCCCCATTCGCCTTCCATGCCGTTCTATGAAGTACAGGGGATGGATACGACACAGATAGCCTGGAAGGTGGAAGGGTGCCTAAGAGACTTACTTTCTGATGAGGAGGGGCAGTATGCCGCAGCCATTGATGTCATCGGTCTCGGTGCAGGGGTTTACTCACATCTCAGTCGAGTGGCCAACCTCAGAAACCTCTATGATGTCAACGTTGCAGAAGTGCCAAGTCAGGTTGAAAGGTTCCACCGTCTACGTGACGAACTCTGGTGGAACCTTCGTGAAGCGTTTGAAAAGCGCCAAATCTGCCTCCCGATGGATGATGAACTACTTGGAGAGCTTACCGATATTCACTGGAGGGAAGAAAACGGCAAAATCAGGGTTGAAAGCAAAAAGGAACTCAGGAAAAGGGGCGTAGCCTCACCGAACAAGGCCGATGCGCTGTGCTTGCGGGAATTTGCTAGACGTTACTGCATCAGCCGCATTCCACTAGCAGCCCGTCGCAAAGGCCAGCAATCTAAAACCGTGCCGTGGCAGTGCGTATAGGAGGCCGCATTATGTGGGACGTTGAAGATATAGGAAACGCTTGTTTTTCCGTTGCGGTAAGCGTGTTTTTCATTGGCCTTGCATTGACGGCAACAACATTTTTCATTGGGCTGTTCTGGCGAGCGATACGGATGATTTGGGGAGCGATGTGATAATGACTGACCAAATACTTGGCCGTACAACCGTGGACCTATCACACATGAGCCGTGAGGACTTGCAGCTCTTTAGGCGACATTTACTAGGTGTTTTAGCTATGATTGACCGATTACTGGGATTGCATAGGGAGGTGAAGCGATGAGGGAATGCATGACTTTTAATGATGGTTTCATGCTCTTTATAGGTCTATATATCCTTATTGTGGCAGGGGTTGCACTAATTCTAGCTGAAATTACACAAAAGACTTGACATCTTCTAAAATATAGTGTAGGCGATTAGTTTGAACTAGGACTAATTCTCCAGCCCCCCGCTATTCAGCGGCTCCCTGGATTCTCAGGGAGAGCCGTTGGCAGCTACCTACTCACACACAAGCAGCAATCTCAATATCAGTGAATACACGATAGGTCGGGAAACTGACCGCGATGTAGTTGTGCGCCTTGAGCGCATGTTTGGCTCAGCCTTGTTCTCCCCCGTCTGGAGAGCATGGCGCACCAATGCTGACCAGGATTACAAGTTTTATGAGGGTGAGCAGTGGACCGCCTTTGAACGGGCCATGCTCGAGGAGCGCGGTCAGCCTGTTGTAACCGAAAACCTCATCAAGCCCAAAGTAGACCGCATTCTAGGCCAGTTCCAGCGGCAGCATACGACTGTGACTGTGCTCGGTCGTAACGCGGTTGTAGACGAGCAAACAGCTGCTACCACCGCAGACATATTCAAGTGGGTAGATCAGGTCAGTGATGCTGAGTTTGAAGAGTCTGACCAGATTAAAGACGGCTATACCGGGGGCTTTGGCGTCATAGAGATTTGTTCCGCGAAGGACTCTGACGGCAAGCCCTCCATTGTCATACAGAACGAAAACCCCTTCTACATTTTCCCTGACCCGCATTCCAAGAAATACGACTGGAACAAGGATGCCAAGTTCATTTGTCGGTCTAAGTGGATCGACTTAGAAGATGCCATCTGCCTCTGGCCTGAAAAGGCGAAAGAGCTACGCCAGTGCGTGAACCATCTGCCCAGCGGGTTAGGTGGAACAGCGATTCCGATAGATCCAACCGTGCTACGCATGACGGATTGGACCTATGTTGACCCGAACCGTGGCCGTCTCCGTCCTGTCGAAATCTACTACAAGCGCAAAGTCGTCAAAACCATCCTGATTACGCCTGAAGGCGTGCGGGTGGAACTGGACTACCTGGGACCCCGCCAAGCCATGAAAGCGGCTGAGGGGATACCTGGGGCGTCTATTGACCGTGTAGTAGGCGAGGAAATGTGGCTGGGCATCTACTGCGCCGGCACCCTCATTTATCACGATAGATACCAGGACCAAGACGGCATGTTCCCATTCGTGCCGTACTTCGCAGACCGCAAGAAATCAGGCGAACCCTTCGGACCAGTTAGAAACCTCGTCAGCATCAATCAGGAAATTAATAAGCGTCGGTCCAAGGCTCTGCACCTGATGTCTACCAATCAGGCCATTGTCAGCCAGAACGCCGTAGAGGACTGGGCTGAGTTTGCCCAAGAGAAGGCGAGACCGGACGGCACCATGAAGGTGCGCGGCAAGGCTGATGAAGTGGTGCAGCTCATCAAGAA